GTTTACTAATAACCGCCAACTGATTTAAAGCGTATTCATCACCACCCTTCATACATCCACATAGATGTGCTTCTCCTGTACCTATATCAAATTCATCTACCCTATGATAATGACCCATGAAAGCTGAATCAAAGAAATGAGCATCATTAAAACTACTCTCATCTACCTGACCAAATGAAACCTCTTCTTCTAAGCCAGTTCTATATTGTAATATGGTTCTCATATTAGTAAGAGTCTTAAGAACATCTGCGGTTGCAGCCCTGCCCTTTAAAGAATCTCCATGCATAATTAAAATATTCCTGTTACAAACAGGGAACACATGGAAGAATGACTTGGGAATCTCAAATTCAATATTCGATTGTTCTCTACAAAAGGCTGCTACCCATTGATACAGCATATAGTCCCAGTTAACATACTTATCCTTAGCAGGAGGTTTAGTTGTCATACGTCCATGATTACCCACCACACATGGCACACGTACTATCTCAAAGTGAGGAGCCATAAACATTAATGCCTGAGCAATTAAGTTGGCTCCCCGAATCATTTGACCCATTGTATTATCTTGATTCGTCTCCCGTAGCTCTTGATGTATATCACCACTGACCATATCCCCTAGTAATGGAATGACTAGTTCAGGAATATCAGCAAAGCTTCTTCTATAGTCAACTAAATCTAATATTTGAGAAGCCCACCCATATAATCTAGCATTAAAAATATCAATCGTATAAGCATTTAAACCGCTCATTTGATTGTAATCTACGCTATCTCCTATATGCGTATCTGATAGAGGGGCTATAACACTTTGTGGTTCCTTACCTCGTCTACCTTGAGGAGGTGAAGGCTTAATTAATTCTTGTTCTTTAAAAGGTTTCGTAACAGTTTTAATAATATCAATAATAGATTGATGTGTGCTTATTTCATCCGACGCTTGTTCATAGAGTTTCTTGTAATGTTCAGCCTCATTCTTATAAGTCTCTACTTGTTTCTCTAATTTAGGCTCATCTCCCCCTTCTGCGTAATCCCCCTCTTTGTCGTACCAGCGTTGAATGGTACTGCGATGTACTGTTATTCCTGTTGTTTCTTCCATCCATTCCGCTATCGCTGTCCAGGTTTCCCCTTCTTGCCTTTTTCTTATTATCTCTAATTTTGCCTTCTCTGGAATCATAATCTCTCCTTATCGTTAACACTATAACTTTACCGCACATGCGGCAACTCAAATCTCCATCTTCATTTAGATACATAGTACCACTACATTTCGGACAATCCATTATATTATTTATTGGAATTCCAATAACGGTTTTCCATCTCCTCTTCACATTTTTTAATAAATAGATTGTATTCCTTAGATACCATAGGATATTCTAACTCAGCATCTTCTTCATTATTATCATTCCTTCGTTTAGGAATACGGTCTTTCTTACCTGTTCGATGCAACTCATCATCCTGCCCCGCAGGGCCATACCCCTCTTGTTTATTAAGACCACTGTAATCTATCTGACCAGCAGCACCTCCCATCTGACCAGCGGGTTGCTCATCTGCATCACCATGTCTCTTCTTACTATCTTTATCATACCCTCTTATTTTCCTTTCCATATCTTCTTGATGAGCTAATGTATAAGAATCAGATTTTTCTTTATCCTGAATACTCTTAGAACGTTCTACATATTGAGGAGGAGTTTCTTTATAAAACTGCCCTTCAGGTAAATCATTATAAGCAACGGAATGTTCAGTGTCATCTCGTTTCTTTTTCCAATCTAACCGTTTAGGATTATTCTGTCTATTTTGAGCTTCAAAATTATCTGAAGGAAAAGCTGACTTCTCTACAAAGTCATTTAAATCCGTAAGCTCTTTAGAAAATATATGAGGTGTTCCATTATCTAAAAATCTGTCTACTCTGGGAGGGCCAGCCGCATGTTTACGTTTTTTATTACTACCATAAGTAGTAGTATGTATATCTGCGGATGTAAATACAGTACCCTCACCACTGTTAGAACTGGACTCACCCTCACCACCTTCTTTCCGAAGACGTTCATAACGAGCAATCTCACCAGCCGATGGTGGTTTAGCACCTTCATCCGAAGCTCCTACAGGACTATTGACCATTTTCTCTTCATCTAGATGTTCTATGTATTGTTCATATCCTGAGGAATGTGCAGCCTGAGCTACTTGTTCAGCTTTCTTACGAGAATCAAATGGGCCTTTGCTACCCCAATACCATTTATCACCTTTCTTTTTAATAGGCATTAAAAGTTTTCCTCCTCTTCATTATCTGGATTCTGTCTATGATTACCCATAGGGTTATACATAGCATAATCTTTATACCCTTGATTAAAAGGACTGTGAACACCTGGGTCAGGTTTAGCTTTTTCAACATTCACTACGCCTGTCCCATTTAATTGGGCTACATAATCTACCCCATCCTGGGCAAACCACATCTGTTTTCCATCGGGAGAAACTTGCTTAATAAAAGGCATGTTAAATCCTTTACTTATTAAACTGTTTACCCATGTATGAGAATCTTCCATTAAGGTTAAGTCATTCTTATTAGCCCTAGCTTCAGCATACTCATCTATATCTCTCTCTTCGTGAGGTAATTTATCTTGCCAATCTGGAGTTCGTCCTCCAGTACGCCCTTTAAATTTACGCTTATGCTTAGGAATAGTTTTCAAAAGCATAGCTTGGAGAGCTTCCATTTCTTCTTCCCCCTCTTCCCCACCTTCTTCACCACCTTCTTCACCACCTTCTTCAGGAGGCATTTCTCCCCCTGCGCCAAATTGTCCCTGTTGTTCTTCTTGTTCTCCTTGTTCTGCTACTTGTTCTAATTGTTGCTGTTGTTGCTCTAACTGTAAAGCTTGTTGTTCACCCTGCATTCTAGCAGAAGGCACCATCTCACCAGAGATAATAAACTCAGCTTCCTCCATTGGAACCTCTTGGTCTTTAAGTATTACTTCAAATCCCATATTAGCATATTGATTTGCAATAGCAATCTTTTGTTGAGCAAACTGAATACGAGTAGCTTCAGCCCGTTCTTCCGGTTGGGGAAGTTCTAATCTCCAATCAGTAACACCAAAGGCTTCTAAAATTTGAGGGAAAACTTTCTCATGGAATAGTCTCTGGTCACCTTCTACAACACGACTCATAACTACTAACTGTTGAGTCTGTGTAGACAAACCACCAAAGGCTTCAGGTGCGCCTTGCCAAGCAGGAGTAACACCCCACATAGCAGCTACACGTTCTCGTATTTCTGCTCTAACAGGAAGATAATCCATCTCCTGTAGAGTATGGAATAGACGTACCATATCTACTCTACCCCTATTATTCTTAGAAGACACCGCTATCATCGGAACAAAGTTAGGGTCAATACGAGTCTGAGCAGCTATGTTAGCACGTTCTCTACGTAAGCTTTCAGGGTCATCAGTAAAGACCATCATCATAGACCCAGGCATCTTACGCTCAAAGAAGTACCTATATAGATTCTTATCCATTCCAATCAAAGTTAGAACTTTTTCAAAGATAGTAAGTATAGGACTCCAGCCATAAGTCTCTGACGGAAAGAACTTAGATAGATGAATCACTTCAGTCTCAAACAAATAAATATGCTGACTACGATGATAGTACTTATACATTACAGGCCACCGTTCAACTTTACAACTAGATTCTTTGCATGGCCCTGGAACATCAGCTATACTTTCTCTATGTAAAGGACATACGAAATGAGCATTCTTTGGCAAGCCTGCCATATCTAAATCATACTCAACTAGAGCAGGATTTAATCTTCGTATCTCTTTAACCTTAGAACGTACTGATTGCCCATCATCATAGAATTCTTTAACTAGGTATAAGAAACCGTCATCTACCACATTCACATCAAAATGAAATTGTCGTAATACTTCTTCTAAAGATTGCCCAAATACATTACAATTATCTAGAAGCTTAGTAACTCTCTCTCGCTGTTCTTGGTCAGGGTCTTGCCCGATAGCTTTCCATTCTATCCCCCTACGAAATACCTCCCCCGTAATATGACTTACAGGGGAACGTACTTCCTCTACCGACATAGAAATGGTTTGTATATCCATCACTAGCTGCTGCCGATAGGCCATTTGATGCCGTACCCACGTATTTACTACGTGGTCTAGACCAAACGATGGAGAACTTGCCGTGTCTCCCGCAGCTTTCATTAATTCTAATGTATTAATTTGTGAATTTAATTCAGCCATTTGTTGAGTCATGGCTGGTACTTCAGGCAGATATTCAGATAGTTTCATTTTTTTAATCCTTGCTTAAAGTTTGTATATCTGACATAGATGTAAGTTTAAGCAATGTATTCATAGCCATTTCTTTGAGTACAAAACCTTCACTACGGTCAGGCTGTTGCTTTAAAGTAAATATGTCCTCTTCATATTTTACTAATTTTTCCCGTAAATCCAAAACTTCTGACTCTTTATCGAGGATTTCTCTCTCCATATCAGTCTGTTCAGTAAACGCAGCATTAGCTAGTACACCTAAACGAGAAGCTTCTTTAACTAAAGCGAGGAAAGCTCCTTCAGTAATTATTGTAACAGCCGCACTATCATCAGGAATTTCTCCATCGGGGTCTAATGACCTCAAATCATCATGCCAAGTATCTAATACTCTCCATGTTCCTAATGGATCCTTAGTGGCTACATACTGATTATTCCTATCTCTTAATGTATTTCCTATCATATTATCTCCTCTAGTGCAGAGGACATATTCCTCTGAGCACACTATTATCTATTGGGTTAGCCGATATAATCATAAATTCTGCTACTATAATAGCTATTATAGCACAAATGCCTAGTATTAGGATAGTCCATTTAGCTGATTGCACACGCACTCCACCCACAATTTTTACAGGAGTTGCAACCACTTTCCTGTACAATGAAGGGTGCTTCACAATCACAGCCCACCAACATGGGAAGCATGTGTCCAGAAGTCAATACTTCCTTCTCTCTACTTCCACTACGATATACAGTTATACCTTTACATCCCATTTCCCACGCCTGTATATAAGCAGCCTGCACATCTTCCCTAGTAGCTTCATTAGCGAAGTTAATAGTCTTGGAAATGCCTGCATCAACTGATTCCTGAAAAGCTGCTTGCATCCGAACATGCGCTTCGGGAGATATATCTGGTGCAATAACATACACTTTCTTAACCCAATCGGGTACATCATTGCGGTCTTGTAAAGAACCTCCTCTTGACAAATGTGCCATTAAATCTTCTGAATAAAAACCATATTCTTTTGCCGTACTCTCAAAAAACTTATTAACATAATACAAAGTCTTTCCCTCTAGAATATTAGACTTTGACCACACTAAAGAAAATGTAGGCTCAATACCACTAGACGTATCCGCAATCATAGAGATAGTTCCTGTAGGAGCTATACTTAATCTACACGCATTACGAAAGGAGGAATCACCTCCATAGTCACTTTCCTCCCAAGCAGGAAAAGTTCCTCTACGCAGACCTAATTCTAAGGAGGTACTGTCAGCTATCTTTCTAATAAATGACATAGTTATTTTACCAAGTTCCATAGCTTCATCACTATTGTACGGAATCTGTAAAGCAATTAACAAATCAGCAAAACCCATGATACCTAAGCCAATCTTTCGTGTTGCCTTAGTCATATAATCTATATCTGTAGTAGCATAACTATTAGCATCAATAACATTATCTAAGAACCGCACAGATAATTTAGTTATTTGTGCTAACTTATCCCAATCAATTTTAGATTCCCATTCAGAATCATTTGAATCTGCTAAGAACTTAATAAGATTAATAGACCCTAAATTACAACTCTCGTTCCCTAGAAGGGGCTGTTCCCCACAAGGGTTAGTAGCAATCATGTCTCCATACGCACCTTTAACCCTATTATCTATATTAATAGAATCAATAAATACTAGCCCT